CAGTCGTAACTCAGATTAAACTTCTTAACAGTGTGTTTGCACAACTCAACTCTATAGGTGGTCGTGCGGTAAGAGCCAATCGAGCAGACCTTGAGCAAGTTGCTAATCGCAGTGTTGATTCACAAAACACAGCACAACTAAAAGAAGCTCTTAATACCCTTAAAACACGCCTTGATGAAATACTAGGTGATGCTGGGGATGACTTTATTCCTTCACTTAAAAAAATAATTGATGAAGATGACGCTGTTCCTACTGGTAAAGTTGACGGGGAAGAAGCTATTCCTACTGGTAAAGTTGATGGCGACGATGCTACCCCTACTAGTAAAGGGGGAAAAAGCACACCAAGCAGTCCTGATAAGACACAAGCAATATTAGAAAAGCGTATTGCTAAACTTCAAAAAGAACTTGATGACCTTGTTAAAGGTACACCAAAAGAAAAAGGCAAGGGCAAAGGGTCAAGAACCGAAGACGCTAGAATAGCTGCACTTAAGAACAGCATCAAGAATGTAAAAAGATACATCGCAGAGAACGAGAAGATTATCAAACTGCAAAAAGAAGCAGATAGATTAATTGCAGTGTCCAAGCGTGATGTCCCTGATGAAATGCAGGGCGAACTCAAAGGGTCTAAGCGTAAGCCAAAACCAGACGAACCTAGCCCAGAAATCAAGAAGTTAAAAGGAGAGATAGCAGCAGCTAAAAAATACTTTAGGGAACGCCTAAGAAACTTAGCTAAGACTGAACAGAAAGCTTTATTGAATCGAGACAGACTAGAACTATACAAAGCAATCCGTAACTACACTGACTCCGAAATAGCTCAAAATGCTACTAATAATTGGATTAAAGGTATACGTGGAGCAAGACTTATTCGTAAGACTTCTCTGGTCGCTTCAGTAACTTCCGTTGAAGCTGGACTAGCTACAGGAGCTATTGAGATTCTAAAGCAGTATCCAAGAGCGCTTGCCACTCGTATATTAAAAGGAGGTAAGGTCGGAGACAAGTTCATGATGCACGACCTTGAAGGAGCTAGTTATGCCTTTCAATATCTATTAAATAAAGAAAACAGAAAGCAACTTTGGAAACACATGGGAAGAGCTTTCAAGGAAGGCGAAGACCCAATGTTCGACAAGTCGTCTCGTTATATGGATGACACTCCCATTGACCAACAGATAATGCCTCGCGGCACTCGAAAGGTAATGGATAAAGCTATTCGTGATGCCGAAGATGCAGCGCTAGGTATTGAAGGAGTTAATAAGTTCCTTAAAGATAACCTACGATTAGGACGCTTTATGGATATTTTATCTATAGGCGCACGCGGTATTCTTGCAGCAGACTCAGGCTTTAAGAAGGTATTGTTTGAACAAAAAGCACTTGTAGAGTTCCGTCAGCAAGGGACACTTAAGTTTCCTAATGACCCAGCCAAAGCAAGAGCTTATAGTGACGAGTTATTTAAAAATGCTTTTACGGAATCTGATGGTTTACATATTCTTTCAAAGACCGAAGAGCTAGAGTATGACTTCATGAAGATTACTGAAAATCTCATGATGGCTTCTAAATCAAATAACATTGAAGACGTTGCAGATAATCTAATCAGACAAAGATTGATTGAGCCAATCAGAAAGATGATGCCTGATTCAGACGCAAGTATTCGCGGCTCAATGACTTCAGCCCTTCTTGAGACGTTATTCTTTACCTTCTATAAGACTGCTGTCTATACAGCCACGAAGTCATTAAATCTCGCTAACCCGTTTCGTGTTACAGGTCTTAAACTTAACCCTTATAATAAAGTAATAAGTGATTTAAATACAAGCGTAGCAACAGAACGTATTGCTTACAAAAGATTCCGTGAGCAACTAAAAAAGTCTCCTAACGAAGCTAATACAAAAAGGATTAAGAAGGAGATGGCTGACTCTAACACACGTATTAATGAGTTTAATACACGGATAGACAGAGCAGAAAAGCGCCACTTTAAATACAACCAAGAAGTCTTAGTCGATGTTATGATTCAGCTTGGCGTTGGCGGTATGGCGTTTGGTGCAGGTTATGCAGGATACGCAACAGGCTCTAATGCTTTCTTAACAGACGCACAGAAGGAAAGAAACCCTAACCTAGCAAGATTTCAATTTATGGGCGTTGATTATAAGGCAGCCGCCCCTGTTGTGTTTCTAATGGCTATTATGTCTGACCTAGGACGTTATGTCCGCGAGTTAGAAGGCAAAGGCATAGATGGGCAGCCTAAAAACTTATCAAAGAAGACAACTCTACTAACTGTAGCTATTCAATCTATAACTGCTGCGGCACAGGAAATGCCAACAAATCAAGCAGCGCGAGATATGAAAACATTCTTCAGTGATAGGTCAGCAGATGTTGTTGCCAAGTGGGTAAGCTCGTATGTTCCTAATCCGCAGCAAGTTAAGAAGATAACTAGAAGAGTTGTTAATGGCGATAGCATTGCCGACTTACGTGGTGCAAGCTTTGGAGAGCGATTAGTCTATGGAGCATTTGGTGCTGGCAATAAGAAGATAAGACTTAACATGATGGGTGAACCTGAAACAAGCTCTTATACTGCATGGCACACCGTCAATAGATATGCTGGCGCTCGGCAACGTCCTTATGAACCTTGGGAAGAACTGGTAGCAATCGACAAAGAAGCTGTTATCTCAATCGAACCTGATTCATCGTTAAAAGGAACAAACATGAAAAACTTTGTAGACGAAGATGGCATCGACTTATATTACCACTTTAAGTTACGTGTCGCTAAGTATGGTCTTCAAGATATTATGAATGACTTCGCGCAGAGCGTAGATACTGGACAGTTACAAATCGAAGGCGATGAATCCGTCAACCTCGGCTTACAAGACTTCAATAACGAACTTCGATATCACTATAAAATTATTAAAGAGGAACTCTTGTCTGACCAGCGTTTCCTCAATAAATTCATAGATGAAAATGATAAACCTATATTGGATTATATTAATGAGTCTGAAGAATTTATGACAATCGACCCACCTAAACCAATGGAACTAAAAACCTTTAAAGACATACTACCTAAATTCTAAACCCCTACTACAATGTCAAACTCATATATTGAATATACAACCGCGGGCAGCGGCACAAATGGTCTCGGACAGGCTACCTTCACTGCACCAACCCAATTTCTAAGCATCAATGACATCCGCGTCAAAGCATTTAGGACTACATATAACACATGGACAGAACTAACAATATCCTCAAGAGGAACTACAACAATCACTTTGAGTTCAACACCTTCATCAGTTTACTCAAAGATACGTGTATTTCGTTCCTCTACAACGGAAGCCTTAATAGACTTCCAGAACGGCTCAAGGTTGGCAGAGAGTGACCTTGATACAGCTTACAGGCAAAGCCTGTTTGTGGCACAAGAGGTAGCAGAAGATGCTGACCCTGAAGGTGGTAGCGGTATAGGTAACATAGTCAGTTCACAACTAGCGAATGTAAGTATTACTAACAGTAACCTAGCAGGTGGTATTACCCAAGATAAACTTGCAGGTGGTATAACAAGCGCACAGTTAGCAGGGAGTATTGCTGACAGTAAACTTGCTAGCGGTGTTGGAACAAGTGCGAACAACCTAGTGAAACTTGATGGCACTGCTAAACTACCTGCGGTTGATGGAAGTCAACTTACGAACACTTCTACCTTAGTTACAGGAACAACTGTAGCTACTACGTCTGGAACAGCAATAGACTTTACTGGCATACCATCAACTGCAAAACGAATTTCTGTAATATTTAGAGGAGTAAGTTCAAGTGGTTCTGATACTGGTGTTTTAGTACAACTTGGTACAAGTGGTGGTTTAGTTACATCAGGTTATGCTTCCACTTCTCATTATGGAACTGGTGGAAGTAGTGACGCAACTGGTTTTTATATGTATGGAATTGAAAGTGGTAATATTTTGTCAGGGATTATGACAATAGCACATATGGGTTCAAATATTTATGTTAATGCTCATTCTGGCAAATACAATACAAGCAATGGTATGTTTGGGGGTGGAGATGTTTCAGTAGGTGGAACTGTAGACAGATTAAGAATAAAGCAATCTTCAGGTGGTGCTTTTGATGCAGGGTCAATTAACATTATGTATGAATCATAGGATAATAAAATGGAATCACAACACTTCCCCTCACTTGTCGGATTCATGGGTATTCTCGGCACTCTAACATTAGCAGATATTAATGTTGTCGTGGCTATATTCGTAGGTCTCGCCTCGTTTATCTATCTAGTAATTAAAATCATAAAGGAATTAAAATAATGAGTGACAAGTCCCTTAAACTTAATAACTTACAGGATATTCTTATTGACGAGTTTATCAGCCGTATCAATAGTGGCAACGCTACCCCTAGCGACCTTAATGCTGCTCGGCAGATGCTCAAAGATAATAACATCTCCGCTACAGTAACCAACGACAATCCTATGAATGAACTAGTAAAAGTATTGCCATTCAAAGATGACGCTGTAGACAAAGTGATACGCGCCTATAACGATTAATGGATGTCCCTGAACAGTTAAAGGATTTTCGTAACTTCCTTTACATTGTATGGAAAGAACTCAACCTTCCAGACCCTACCCCTATCCAATATGAGATTGCTTCCTTTATGCAATCAGGAGACCGAAGAGCTATTATACAGGGTTTCCGAGGAGTTGGAAAGTCGTGGATATGCTCTGCTTTTGTCGTACACCAGTTACTCCTCGACCCTCGAAAGAATATCCTTGTTGTCTCAGCTTCAAAAACTAGAGCGGACGATTTCTCGACATTTACGCTTAGGATTATCCATGAACTTGATATACTGGAACACCTGCGACCTAAAGCAAATCAGAGATTCTCTAAGATTTCTTTTGACGTTGGACTCGCCCCAGCCTCTCACGCCCCCTCAGTCAAGTCGCTTGGAGTCACTTCACAGCTAACAGGTAGTCGTGCTGACATAATCGTAGCAGACGACGTAGAAGTACCCAACAATAGCGCTACCCAAACCATGCGGGACAAGCTGTCAGAACAAATCAAAGAGTTCGACGCTATCCTCAAACCCAACGATGACGCTAAGGTATTAGTCCTAGGAACACCACAGTGTGAAGACACAATCTATTATAAGCTGTCTGAGAGGGGCTACAAGACGCGCATATGGACTGCGCAATACATTACCCCAACCAAGCACGAAAACGCCTATAACGGCAACGTCAGCCCCCTCTGTGTCGATTCTGAGAAAGAAGGAGATTCTACTGAACCCACCCGCTTCTCTAACATCGACCTACGGGAACGACAAATCTCTTATGGGTCTGCTGGTTTTTCCATGCAGTTCATGCTGGATGCCCGCTTGAGTGATGTCGATAGATACCCCCTAAAACTCAGTGACCTTATCGTTACCCCTATAGACAAAGAGGTAGCACCTGAGAAGCTTGTGTGGGCATCCTCCCCTGACCTTGAGTATGATGGCAGCATCCCTAACGTCGGACTCTCAGGTGACAGATACTACCGCCCTATGACCACCGTAGGTGACCACGTAGAGTTCACAGGCAGTGTCCTTAGTATTGACCCCTCTGGTCGTGGTAAGGATGAGACTGGCTATGCTGTCGTTAAGATGCTCAATGGTACACTATTTGTCCCAGAAGCAGGTGGTCTCTCTGGTGGCTACGACGAGGCTACCCTTAAGAATCTAACAGTCATCGCTAAGGAACACAAAGTAAACGCTATCATAGTCGAGTCTAACTTCGGTGATGGTATGTTCGTCGAGTTACTTAGACCCATTCTAAATAAGATTTATCCCTGCACTATCGAAGAAGTCCGTCACTCTAAACAAAAAGAACTACGCATAATCGAAACCCTAGAGCCTGTCATGGCTAACCATAAGCTCGTAGTTGACCCCAAAGTGATACGCAAGGACTACGATAGTTGCAGTGGATATAAACCTGAAGCTCAACTAAAGTATCAACTGTTCTACCAGATGTCTCGTATAACAAGAGACCGTGGGGCTATTACTCATGATGATAGACTTGATGCTCTATCTATGGCTGTCAGCTATTGGGTAGAACAAATGAACCAAGATGCTGACCTTAAGATGCAAGAAAGAAAACACGACCTTATTAAAGAACAACTCCTAGAGTTTGAGAACACATTCCATAAGAGAAATAAGGGTACACTAAGTGTTAATAACTGGATATAAAGTAGCCTTTTAAGGCGTAAAAAGGTGCATTCATAACAGTAGTAATATCAATAGCTTACAAGACAGAGGGAATAGGAGGGCTAATAATGACCTATGGTACACTTAAAGTGTTAATAAGTGAATCTCATAATTTGACTATGTTAATAGGTATTATGATGAATGTGACTATTAGTGAACTTTAAGTATATGGATGAAGAATTAACCCCAATGGAACAGTGTCAGGTGATACTCGGAGAACACTTTGAGAACTACCTGATAGTGGCTGCTGACAAACCCCATGAGTGTGAGGTTGAGTATAACAACAGCTTTGCTGCTCTAGGGCTTACTACAATCGCACATAAGGTGGTCGCTGATGCCCTACTCCCAAGTGATGATAATGAGCTTGACATAGAGTGGGAAGAAGACTTTGATGATGAGGATAGTAGTGAGGACTACCAATAACTTTGTTTGTGTTAAACGTGTATATGTGACCTCCTAGGGATTTTGTGTTTCCCTAGGGGGTTTTATTTTTATGAAGAATGTGATAACCAGCCTCCTACTAGCACTCCTAGTTGTAGCTGTGATATTGCTCTCAGAAGACCTTAAGGAACAAGAGGCACTCCTAGATGAACT